AATAAACGATTATAGCCGATTTAAATAATTGTGTGATAATTTTGCAACAGTTTGATATTTTTGCAACACCTTGTATGTATAATCTACATTTTATGTGTGTAGTTTTTACCACTAAACCAATTAAATCAACAATTCTAGAAGGTTTAGCAAAATAAATATTCATAATTAATCTAAGGTTTTGACCAAGAAATCGACAATGGTTGGTTACTATCGCCTTTTATCTGCAAAGTTTCGGCTGCTTTGCCATAAGTTTTTGAAGATAATTTACTAGCAGACCATTGATTATGAGCTGTAATAATTTTATAAAGATTAACCATAGATTGTGCAGCTTTAGGATCTAATTCACCGGATTCAATCTTTAGTTCTAATTCTTTTCTTTTATCTTCCAAGTCAGATAATTTTAAATCAATTGCCAATTCTTTTGATCTAACATAATTAGCCATTAATTCATTATCTTTTATAAGATAAGCTCTAAATGATTGCCAAGTAATAGGAACATCATCTCTAGAAAAACATTCTCTAATTGTTAATCCATCTGCAATTAAAGAAAGTATGTGAGCTTTTAATTTATCTGTTAATTTTCTTGGTCGTCCAGCCATTTTAAATTCTATTATTAAGCGACCTGGCAAGGCAAGAAAGAAAGGAAAGAATAGCACTCACCAGGTCTAGTTAATTAACTTATTTTAGACTAACGCAAGGGAGCTAGTAGTCTATAATTCGTTTAACACAATATGTTGTGTTTTACAAATCAAAAGGAGTTGGTTTCTTTTTAAATGTTCTATTATCAAGGGTAATTGGGTTAATCTTTATTTTGTTATTAAACATCATTTTATCAATAATATTTTGAACTGTCCAAGCTCCAAACTTTAAATTATTGACTATCCAACGCATCTGATTGGCAGAGAGCATACCGGAGCTGAAGTCACTTTCTATCTGTAAAACTATTTCAATCTTCTCAGGGGGGGTGTAGGTGTTCTTATAACTTAATTGTAAAGGTTCATTATTATAGTAATATTCATCTTCATTCATTTCTTAAAACCTTTAAACCTTTTCTTATTATTATTGTTATTATTATTATTGTTATTACTCTCTAAATACTGCCCAAATTTTGGGTAGTCTGGTTGCTTAGATTTTGACACCCTGATTACCCTATTTTTGGGTAGTCTTAGGGTATATCTATTCGCACTTGATAACCTGTGGATAATTAAATATCCATTATCAACAAGCTCTTTTTTTGCCTTTTGTAAGGTATTAACAGAAACACCAAGTTTCTTGCATAAATTAGAGTTTCTCAAGTTCCTATAATTAGCAGATAATGACTTAATATAACAAAATAAGACTTTTGCCTCATTTCCAAGTTTATCGTCATATATGATTGAATTTGGGATCATAGCGAACCCATTCTTAGTATTTTCCATATTCTTTTAATCCTTCCTTGCTAGACCTTCTATATGTCAAATTTTGGGTAATCAATAAGAACATTTAGCGAACATAAATATTTCTACAATCTTAGCTTTTATCGTTTGCTTAATAGTACAAAAGTTGTATAACTATTGAATGAAAAACAAATCAACAAAGAAAGAGGAAACTATGAAAACTTATAGAGTAGAAATACAATCACTAACTTATTTTGATGTTAAAGCAGATAGTAAAGAAGAAGCAAAAAACTCAGTTCCAAAATCTTTATCTATGCCAGTTGATGGAGGTATTGGTGCTTGTATGTTCTATGAAGAATTTGATTATAACAACGCCAAAGTTAGAGAAGACTAGATCGAAACCCCCTCAAGGGGGTCTTGAGGTTACTCCTCAACTGATGAGATCAGAAACTAAAAGAAAGGAAACATGAAAAAAATAGACTCAAAAAATATAGACACAATCATTAACAAAATGAAATCTATGCTTAATGAAAAAGAGTTAGGTGTTAAGGTTAGTTTTGGAGGTGCAAGATATGACTCAGATAGTTTTAAAGTAAGTTTGGAAGTTTCTTTGCCTAATGCTAAAACTAAAGAGGAAAAAGCATTAGAACATGAAATAAAAGTCAGAAATGCAAACAAAAGTTGGGTTAAACCATTAGACCCAAATAAAATTGCAGAGATAAAAAATTCACAAGGACATATTAAATATAGTCTTTGTGGATATAGACCTAAAGCAAGAAAAACACCTTTTATTGTTTTAAATCTTACTGACAATAAAAAATATATTATTTCAGAGGAGAAAGCAGAAAGATTATTTGGAGATCCAAATTGGAAATCTGAAGTTAATGTTAAACAATACGATAAGGATAGTTTAAGAGATATACAATTATAAAGACCGAAACACCCCCACAAGGGGTGTCTTAGGGTTAATCCCTAACTGATGAGGTCAGAAACTAAAATAGGTAGTATAATGAAAGTTAAAGACTATAAATCAATAACAAACATTTTAGAGTCTAAGAATAAAGATAAACAATTTTTTACCTTTATGGACTTTGAAGATGCAGAAATTAGGAAAAAGGAAGTTATTTTGCCTTTACCTAAAAAATACTTTAATAATATAGTTAAACTTATAAAGGGGGAGAAATGAAAACTTTTAAAGTTATTAGGACAGAAAGAATAGAAGAAGTAAAAACTGTAAAAGCAACAAATGAAGAAGAAGCATTGAAACTAATGTCATATGATAATTGGGATAATTGCGAAGTTTTATCATCTGAAACTGAAATAGAGGAAATAAAAAATGACAAGAAATAAATATGGTTTGCCTTTAATCTATGATTTTAATATAGCTTTAAGGGATAAAAGGAGATTAAAGAACTTAGATTATATGAAATGGAACTGTCCTAAAGATTGGAAAGAGCTTTGGAGCAAGAAATTAGACCAATTAAAAAAGAATATAAATGAAAGAAAAAGACAAACTCTCAACTAAGCTAAATATAGAAAGATTAGCTATACAAACTTTCAAGAACATCATTGAGGGATCTAGGTCTATCAATGGTGTTACTTGGAATAAAATTAAAAACCTCAAACCAAAGGAACAATTACAATGCTTGAAACAATTATCGCAATAGAGATTGCATTACTTATTTTTTATTATGCAACCAATTAAAAATTGTAAGATTTGTAATAAAAAATTTAAAGATAATACGACTAATCATATAAAAATTTATTGCAGTAAAGATTGCAAAAAAATAAGAAACTTAAAAGCTAAAAGAGTTTATCCAGATATTATTCAAAAGAATTGTAAAATTTGTAATAATAAATTTAATGATACAACTTATAAAAAACATAGGCTTTATTGTTCACCTAAATGCAGAAATGTTTTTAAAATGAATAATCCTGCCAGAAAATTATTTAATAAAAGATATGTAGAATCTGGAAGAAAAAGTTTAGTTAATAAAAAATACTCTGCAACAGACAAAGGTAAAAAAAATAAAAATCATAATACTGCTATGCGTCATGCAAGAAAGTTAAGAGCAATTCCATTATGGGCTAATATAGAAAAGATAAAAGAAATTTATAGAAACAGAAAAAAGGGTTATCATGTAGATCACATTATACCCCTTAAAGGTGTAAATGTTTGTGGACTTCATGTAGAAAACAACCTCCAATATTTGACTGCTAAAGAAAACATATTAAAAAGTAATAATCATGCTTAAAGTTTTAGATTTATTTAGTGGTATCGGTGGGTTTTCATTAGGTTTAGAATCTACAGGACACTTTGAAACAATCGCATTTTGTGAAAAAGACCAATTTTGTCAAAAGGTCTTGCAAAAAAATTTTAAAAACATACCAATTGAAGGAGATGTAAGAAATGTCAAAGGAGATAAATACAAAGCAGATGTCGTTACTGGGGGATTCCCATGCCAACCATTCTCAGTTGCAGGAAAAAGAAAAGGAACAGATGACGATAGATACCTCTGGGATGAAACTATTAGAGTCGTCAGAGAATGCAAACCAAAGTGGTTCATTGGCGAAAATGTTGAAGGTCTTATTAACATCCAAGAAGGCTTGGTACTCAGACAGGTGCAAACTGACTTGGAAAAAGAAGGTTTCGAAGTCCAATGTCTTATTATACCAGCTTCAGGCATCGGTGCTTGGCATCAAAGAAAAAGAGTCTGGATCATCGGCTGCAATGTATCCAACTCCAACAAGTCAAGATCATTCAAGGAATACAGTTCCACCATCAATAGGCAAAACAAGAGGAATGGATTTATCAATGAGAGTGGTATCAGATCAAATGAAAATGTATCCAACTCTAAAAGCAAGTGGTCAAGAGAATGCAGAAACATTAATAAAAAGGAAAGGTTGGAAGAAAGCAAGTCAACACAATCTGACTGCATTTGTTCAGATGTACCCAACACCTTCGGCAAGTTGTCAAATGGATGTAGTAGCTCCACCAGAAACAGTTCAAAAGAATTCAAAGGGTTGGAGTGTAACAAGAGTTGGAACTGGAACGAAGTTCGGAGCAAAACTGAACGATGTAGTAAACAAGATAGAAAAGATGTATCCGACTCCAATGGCAAGAGATCACAAGGACATAAATTTCAACAACACCTGGAAACTAGGAAACAAAGCTCAACCAACGATGGCAAGGAAAGTTTTAAAAGACAACAAACCTGGTGGCAAACTCAATCCGAACTTTGTGGAGTTCCTAATGGGGTATCCTATGAATTGGACAAAGATAGAGCCAACAGAGTAAAAAGTCTTGGAAACTCAATCGTTCCACAAATCGCAAGAGAACTTGGAAAAGCTATAATAGCAGCAGAAAATGAAGAATGAATATGTATGGTGATGTTAGGCAATGTATTAAATGTGGTATGAATGCCGATATAGTAGAAAAAGGTAAAAATTACTGTGCAAATTGCTGGTTTAAATATTTCTCTGGTGAAAGCATTGAAGAATACGAAAAAAGAGTTAAACAATTAGATCAAGCAAGAAAGGATAAAAAAAAATGATTCCATTTCCCAAAAAAAAATACAATATTATTTATGCAGATCCAGCTTGGCATTATCAAGTTTGGAAGGAAGGTAGTAAAAGGAATGTAACATCTAAATATAAAACAATGAACCCTCAAGAAATTTGGGATTTACCTGTTCAAGATATATCAGGTAAAGATTGTATATTATTTTTATGGGTTACTTTTCCAAAATTATTAGAAGGTATTGAAACCATAAATAAATGGGGATTTACTTACAAAACTTGTGGATTTAATTGGGTTAAAAAAAATAAAAAAGCAGAAAGTTTTTTTTGGGGAATGGGTTATTGGACTAGAGCAAATACAGAACTTTGTTTAATAGCTACTAAAGGAAAACCAAAAAGGATTTCTATGGGAGTACATCAAGTTGTTTATGAAAGAATAAGAGAACACTCAAGAAAACCAGATTGTATAAGGGATAAAATTATAGAATTATGTGGCGATCTTCCTAGAATAGAATTATTTGCAAGACAGAAGGTTAATGGATGGGATAGTTGGGGTAATGAAATATGAGAAATCTATTTGAAACTATAATTGATGTAGGTAGTGGTTTAATCTTATCTACATTAATTCAATTGTTTATATTTCCATTTTTTGACCTACACCCAACAATATTAGAGAGCTTCCATATAGCAGTTATATTTACAGTTATATCTATGATGCGTTCATGGTTTTGGAGAACTCTATTTACAAGGAGAAGAAATGCTAAAAGTTAAATTAGAAGCTAACGAAGTAGAACTAGCCTTAAATATTGCATCAAAAAGATATATTGGTAATTTAAGAATGGGTAAAACCTTTTCTTATGGTTACACCAAAGGAATTAAATCACAATTAACAGATGGGATCTTAGGAGCTTTAGGAGAGGTTGCTTATGCAAAGGCAACTAATAGCTTTTATAATGGTTCTTATTCAGATGATAATCAATTCTAT